GGATGAACTTAACACGCGATCAGCTTCACCAAATGGCTGGCGTGCCGCGCGTGATGACGGGGCAGCCCGATGCGAACACTATGGCGGAGGCAAAGATTCAATTCGCGCTATACAAGATGAATCGCGTGAATAAGTCGTTGAAAAGTTACAACCAGTTTTTCACTAAAATGCTTAACAGATACTTCCCGCAGAAAAACGGGAGTAAGTTATCTTTTGAGTTCGACTTGTCCGTCCCTGAAGATGATCTGATGAAGCAACAAATACGCGAATACAAGTTGCGCACGGGGCAGGCGAGGCCGAATGACTTCTTGATTGAGGACGGGAAACCGCCGATAAATCCGAACGACGAATCCGACCCGATGAATAAATATTACTTAACGGCTGGTCTTACGCCGATAGATGAGGTGTCGTTATTCGGCGGGCAAGACAATAGTACTGGGCTATGAATTTAAAACAAATAGCGGTTCAGCGCGAAATAGTTTATCGGTCAAACGCCCGTATTGTTTTCGGGATTATGAGGCGGTTTTTTTCTTTACAGTTCGATGATTTAATATCGCGCTTGCGCTCCCAACAACGCGCCCCGCTAACGGTGAATATAGATGACTTATTCAACGACTGGAACAAATGGGATGCTATGCTATCGGGGCGTGTATCGCCGCAAGTCATACAAAGCGTTAGAGCTGGGTTCGAGCAAATGAAAGCGTCAATTAAAATAAGTGGCACGTTTAATCCGAATGACGTATATATTCAAAACGCCATATTTGAAAGCATGAAGCGCGTCACGTCAATAAACGAAAACACGCGAAACCGTGTAACGGCGGTAATAACGGAATACATACAAACAGGCAAGGGGATAGATGAGCTTGTGATTAAATTACAAAGCGAGGTCTTGCCGTTATATCAAAAGTCACGCGCCCGCACGATAGCAACCACCACAACGACCACATCCATGAACGCTGGAAGCCATGCGATGATGCAAAGATTTAAAGATGACATAGAATATCAGCAATGGTTTTCGCAGAAAGATGACAAGGTCAGGGAGAGCTTTAACTATGACCATGTAGCGGCGGACGGTCAGCGCGTGCAGATAGGGCAACCGTTCATCGTGAGCGGCGAAGCTTTGCGCTATCCCGGCGACCCGTCTGGCAGCTTAGGTAACATAATAAACTGTAGGTGCTTTGCTATACCAATAAAGAAAAAGTAAAAAACACTTGACATTTAAAATTTAATTTTGTATAATGGCCAACGTGAGGTTGTATGATTTATTCCCTGAGCTTGAGAACGACATTGTCAAGCTAATTTTAGACGGTAAGTACGCGGAATTTAAAATAAAGTTTGAAGCGGGTAAGCCCGTAATAAGTGAAACGACGGAGAAAAAAAGGTACACGGAAAAGAAGCAGTAATTAAATAGTTTAAGCTTATCTAAACAATAGAGGGCTTTTTGTCTTAGTTGCGCCGCACAGGGGTGGCGTGATTAGACGAAAAGCCCTTTTTTATTTGGTGGAATAAGATGATTGACGAGATTTACAATAAACAAGAGCAGTATTTTAGAGAACACTTGAACAATGAGGACCGCCGCGGGGCGCGTTCTTTCGGGTTTTCGCGTATGGCAGATGATAAAGCCAGTGACGGGGAGCCTGTGTTTATTGTAAACACGCCGTCTGTTGACGGGCATAGATCGGTGATTTCTCCGCGCGGCTTAGACTTTTCTAACAAATATTACAAAAACAATCCGATATGGGTGTTCGATCATGACAATCGCTTGGTTGTAGGGCAAGCTGACGGCAGTGGATGGATAAAATATTCTAAAGCCGATAAGTCTGAAATTAAATCCAAGATACGTTATGCGTCAACCGATTTTCCTCAAGAGGTGCGCACGCTTGTTGTTGAGAATATTTTGCGTATGGCTTCAATATGGTTTGATCCAATAGTTCAGTTTTTTGATCAAGCCGCTCGTTCTGAATATGAAAAAGATTATGCCGACTTAGGATTAAAAGCACCTGATTACATGAACTGGTACATAAAGGAATCGGGTCTATTGCATAATAGTATTGTAGCGATAGGTTCAAATTTAGATGCATACGCGCAGGCGCGGGGAAGTTATTCGCCTGAAATGCAACGGGCTATAGAGTTCGCAATTATGCAAGAGGTCATCCCATCATTGCGAGCCGATATAGCTGCATTGCGTGCCGAACTTGTCACATTGCGTGACAATGGGGCTAAGAATTTAACGGAATCAATAAAAGAAAAAGAGCAAGCGATAGCGGATAAGGTGGCGGATATGGAGACAGAACGCAAGGCGGGAGACGGTGAAAGCCCGTTATGCCAAAGCGATAAAGCTGTTAGTATTCCTGACCCTCAAAAGGTTATCGAAGCAACAATAGCGCGTGACGTAAATGATGCGCGTAAATTATCGGTAGATGAGAACACGATGAAAGAGTTTAATGCGTGGAAACGAAAACGCGCGGAGCTTGATTCGTTGAGAACGTCTATTGATAAAACATTCAAAACAATTAAGTATTATCAAGGACAGGTGGAATAATGGAAGACAAAAAAGTAGAAGTGCCGGAAGCCGATTTAGATGCGTTCCGTAAATTTCAGGCAGAACAGGCGGAAGCGGCGCGTAAAGAAAAAGAAAAAAACGAGTTATCCGATATTCAGGTATTGCGCGATAAGCAAGACGCGATGCAGATGATGTTGGAAAAAGCTTTGAAATACAATGAACTTGTGGCGAGCAACCGAAGCATAAGCAAGCTTGCGATTGACAATGTAAAAGATGAAAAAGAGACCCGCGCTAAAAAATGGGATGTACTTATGCGGGCATTTTTGGCTGGCGATTTGCCGAAATACAACGAGGTAGCAAAGGAATTGTCATCCGTAACGCGCGGATTTGTTACAACCAATAGCACCGCGCAATATAATGTGCCGTCTGACGTGCGCACCGATTTGTTATACACGACGGAAACTTTCGGTATTCTTGGCCGAGACACGATGAATTATACAACGCAAAGCAATTCGGTTCAGTTGCCTTTTTTGAATACTTCGCTATCGGTCGGGTTCGTCGCCCAAGCCGCCGCGCCTATATCTCAAAGCGGTACGGCTACTCAGGTTACGTTAAGCATTGCCGCAATGAAAGCAATTCTTGGTACATTTAGCGAAGAAACGCTTGACGACGCACCGTCTTTATACAATAGCTGGGTGCAAATTCTCGGTAAAGGTATCATGCAAAAACGCGATGATACCTTGTTTAATGGCGATGGAACGGCGGCTTATGGTTTGTTCAAGGGTATTTTCCAAGAGGTTGCCGCTACCGGCGGTATCACCGAAAAATCCATCGCCGGCGGTGCGCTTTCGACAATTACGATTGACGACTTGCGCGGAATAATCGCCGCCGTTCCTGTTTCGGCACGCGCTGGGGCTAAATTCTATTTTCACCGCACGTTCGAGCCGTTCTTGTACGGGATGAAAGATTTGAATAATCGCCCGATATTTATAGAGGGCAATACCGCGAATCCCTCTACGTTATTGGGTTACCCAGTCGAACTTAGTGAAGTATGTCCCGATGTTTCGGGTGCCGTGGGTCTCGGAACTAAATTCCTTGCTTTCGGTAATCTTAAAAATTCTTGCCATTTCGTTGATCGCCAACAGATGACCATGAAGATCGGATATGAAGGCACGGTGGACGGCGAGGCTATGTTTGCCGAAGGTAAATCGGCGTTGCGTGTGATGGAACGCTGGGCTTTAAAGGTCTATACAATGCCCCAACCGTTCTTGGGCGCGGCAAGTAATGTGCGCCGCTTGGGTCTTGTAACTTTGGCTACAGCGTAATGTTGTGCATAGTTAAATACCCTCGCTTGGACTACAAAGGCAAAAGCTATAATCAAGGCGAAAAGGTGGACATTGAAGAAATTCATGTCCACCATGCCTTGAAAAACGAGCTTGTAGAGAAGTATGAGCCGAGCGATACAACAAGAATGAATGTAACAGAAAATACAACGAGACCAAAAAAAGGAAAAATGAAATGAAAAAAATATTGATTTTAATGTTTGTACTTTGCGCTGATTTATTTGCGCAGGCGAATACGATACCTATTGTATGGGCGCGGTTTTCTGCTCCAAACACGCAAATTACTACTATCAGCGGCACGGATTCTTTGTTCTCAAATTCGTTTGGCGGGCAAATTGATTCTTTGCATTTAGTATGCGGATTGCCGGCAAATGATTCTTTGCGTGTTAAAATTACCTTGCAGTCCGGAATAAATAATGTTTGGGAAAATGTTGCCGTTGACTTTGATTCCGTGGTATCGGTAGGGACGCAACAGCTTAAGCGCGTTGATTTAAAGTTTCGCGCTGGTAATCTAACGAATGCTTCGATGCGTCTAAAAATTCGCGCATATAATACTGCGGCGGTAACTACGGCAAACGGCGTTTCCACCGGTGCGCCTGATTTGTCAAGCGTTTATTGGAAAGTCTATACACGTCTTCGCCCTTAATTTTCTACGCGGTTATTTAACGCTGTAGAACATGGTTAAAGGGGCTTGAAAAATAGCCCCTTTTATAAAGTGGGATTAAAAATTTGGCACTATCAAGCTATGCAATATTTGATGATGTAAGCGATGCCTATGGCGTTTTGGGCATATCGGGCGACGCGCCGGAATCCCAAAAATCGTTTATCGAAGATTGCATAAACGCGGCTACAGAGGATTTAGAGCAGCTTTTAAACCGCAATCTTATTTCACGCGCATACACCGACGAATCGCATACCATAGAATCGGAATTGCAATATGATAGGGAAGGGCGGGAGTATAATATCGCGCCTACCATTTTATATTTGCGTCATTATCCGATAACCGCAATCACATCTATCAAGTTTGACAACGTAGCACTTACCGATATTACGGAGGGAGAAACAACTGGGATTTGGTGGAGCGCATCGGATTTGGCTAATAGCGGTCGTTTGGTTTATGAAAGCGGTTGGCCGTGCGGTGAACGTAGGATAAAAATAAATTACACGGCGGGTTATACCGTATCGAATCTGCCTTATATTTATCGCCGCGTAGGGAATGAATTGATTCAATGGCATTATTCCAAATCGGGCTATGGTGATAAGTCGCTACAAATGGCGCAAATACAAGGCACTATTTCGCCCGGTACGGGGAATTTCAGAACACACGATGAGATGATGACGTACTTCGGCAAACAACTTACGCCCTATAGGTCTATCAATGGCTAAGATAGTAACAAATTCGGATAAGCTATCGCGTGATTTTGAGCGCGTAAAAGCGGAGACGGTGAAGATGTACGCCACGCTTGCGCAAAATATATTCGATCAAATGGCTATTGATAGCACGGGTAACATGCGGATATTAGGCGGACGCTCAACGGGAAGGCGATTGTTGACAAAAATAGGCAACACTAAGCCGCTGGGCGCGGTGCTAACATCGCGTAGTGGCCGCATAGTCGCATCGTTAAATAATAAAGTTTTTAGAAACAAAAAAGAAGCGATAAGAGAGCTTAACCCTACAGCAATAGGTGTAACATTAGTGTATGGCTCTATGGTCCCATACGCTAACATACACGACAAGGGCGGCTCATTTTCCGTATCAAGAGGCGATAAATCTTGGCGCGTTAATATGCCGGCGCGTCCTTACGTATCTAAGGCGTTGTTAGAATTGCCTAAGAAAATGCAAAAGCTTTTCGACATGGCGTATGATAAAACTTTGGGGAGAATACTTAAGTAATGTATCGCAACGCATTATATGAGATCGGCAATTTGTTGCAAGCGACGGACGGTATAAGCCGTGTTTACATCCAACAGCGCGACTTCAACGATCAATTTGACATTACAAATACTATCGGCGGGTTGCAAAAGCCAACCGACGTGTTGGCCGTCGTTAAAACAACCGGCGTAAACGATTTGTA